TCACTCGATGCTGCGCAGGTATTCCGATGCCTCGGCGCCACGCTCCACAGCCTCGCGTTCCATATCGGTGAGTTCATGCTTCATTGCAATCTCGAGCCAACTAGGCGTGTACCGGTGCGGATCTTCGCCGCGGTACTTCTGCCACTTCTCCTCGATGTCTGCCTGGTCCTCCGGCGAGAACCGCACCATCCCAGACTGTCGATGGCAGTGCCAGGCGCCGCGCTGCATTAGCGTCTTCACCTTGGACTCTGGGATCCCATAGCGGTCAGCAATTTCGCTGAGTTTCACCCAGCGGTATGATTCGGGGCTACGCATGGTCACGGGATCCGCCAAGAGACATCCTTCAGGAGCCTCTCTCTGCGAGCACGGCGAGCCTTCTTCTCTTCACGCGTCTCGATTCGGTCGGGTCGTGTCGACTCCCACATGTCCTCGATCCGCTGCTGATCATCAGGCGAGAAGCGCCTCGTCTTACCCTGTTGGTGCGATGGCCACTCTCCGGACGCCACCTTCTTGCGCACCGTGGCGTCGCTCATCGAGTACAGTTGGGCGATCTCCTGGATGGTTGCCCAGCGCTCCCTCATCTCAAAGCGGTCGACGTTGCGGCTTCTGGCCCGTTTGTCATCCGTTGCCATGGCTTCCTGCCTCGTTGCACGTCTGGGTTGGTCGACTCATGCGAGCCTAACGCCGCCGGCTCCACCGGAGGCCCATCCGGGTGGAAATTCTTACTCGTCGGGACCTTGTAAGCCCAATTCGACCTGCTTCTCGATGACTCTTCTCCCTATGGGACCCATCGTTTGAAGATCGCGCGTTGCTCTAAGCCCTGCCCTTTCATCCTCTGGAAGTTCGGCCAGCATTGAGGCATAAGTCCTTCGCTGATGACGGAATCGCATCGCGACCGTTTCCTGGATGTTCTCGTGTGACGTAGTTAGCAACTCCAAGTCACCTTCGGATGGCTCGTGACCGTTGGCATCCATGAGGAAGGCTATCTGCCGCTGGGCCGAGTAAACCTCTTCGAGGGCCTTCTGCGCTGTCACGATCTTGTCGTCCAGGTCGGTCAGCTCGTCTGACATGAACCGCAGGGCCGGCGAGGAGACCATTTCGTCCACATGATCGCCAAGAGCTTGCGCGATCGCGTGAGCTTCATTCAGCTTCACCGGACGAATCAAGCTTTCTATCTTCTGGATCGTCTGCCGGTGCAGGTCCAGACCCAGAGGTCGGAGAGCTTCTGCTAGGTCGGCCTGGCTCCAGCCTTTGGATTCGCGCAGGAGCTTCATGTTGACGCAGAAGTTCTCCTCTGGCGTCGGAACATGTCCGCGATCGTCGTTCGTCATAGGTGCCACAATACCGTTTCGTTGACGATCGTGCTCCAAAAGGTTGCATCCAAGGTTGAAGCTATGTATTGTTGTCACCATGACAACAGAACGCATCACAGGAGGCAGCTGGATGATGGACCCGAAGCTGAGAAGTATCGAAGACTTCGCGGATATGACGGGCGTTCCCGTGCCAACAATTAGGCACTGGCGGATCCGAGGCGAGTGTCCACCGGCGATCCGAATGGGTAAGCGCTTGTACTGGCGTGAACAGGACATTCTCGACTGGATCGATTCCAAGTTTGCGGAAGTTGAGAAGCAGGTGTCCTCATGACCGTCGAATCAGTGCCCCACGTAGAGCGTCTCGCGTACAGCTATCAGCAGGCCGCTGACCGGACCGGCTACAGCGTCTCGCATATTCGCCGCATGGTCCGAGAAGGACACCTGCGTTCCGTCTCGCCGGCGGGAAGTAGCAAGCCCGTTATAACTCGCGAAAGCCTGGAGCTCTGGATCTCTTCAGGTCGTTGAACAAACCACCCGGCAACCTAGCAGGACCCCTCAAGTCGTCGCTCTGACGCAGGCCATACAACCGGCCCTGACAGGAGATTCACTATGCCCACGTTCAAGGAAGCAAAGAGCTGGATCCGTGAAGCCGCCCGAGAGCTGGGCGCTCAGGTGAACGGCAGGGAGGCCCAAGCCCTTGCCGGCGCATACCTCACGACGCTCGACACGGACCCGCAACTGCGCCAGTCCGCGCTCAGCTACGCGGATCCAACCGGAGAGCGCGCAGTCAAAGCTTGGTTCAGAGGAATCACGACGTGATTCGATGACCCGAAGTTAGGCCGTCTCTATCTTCACATTCGCTACTCAGGCCTCCGTCGCCGCGGAGGCCTTTTTTGTTCCATGAAACAGAAGAACTCTACGCCAGGAGTAAACCATGCCACGCAAGACTCACGCCAAGACCGTCACGCTCAGCCACCCGGAATGGTGTGCTCAGCGCCACCCCGACCGCTGCGGCCGGGAGGCCTTGTTCCCCTCCGAGCAGTTCCACGAATCGCTTCGAAAGACCTTCACCGCCCACGGGCACCCAACAGAGGGCGGCGAACCCTTCACAGTCGTAGCCGACTGGTACCTCATGGACGGCAAAACCTACGACGACGACCCAGAGTTCGACGGAGGACTTCAAGTCACCTTCAACGACCCAGGGACAGACGACACCCCAGCGGCAATCTCCATCGGTTCCCGCGACCTCCGGGCACTCGCCAAGTTCCTCGAAGCCGAGGCCGACGCATACGACGCCTGGCGCCAGTCCCAAGACGCTGAGATTCATGCAGAGGCGCTACGAACCACGGAGGAGCGCGCCGCCAAAGAGTCGAGCGCGGCAGATGTTGAACCGGCACCGAAACGACCTGAGGAAGGGCACACCCGACCTGCGGCCGGAAAGCGCTACACACCCGCCATAACGACCGATGAATGGCACCCGTCCTTCTGTCAGCTCGCACGCACATGTGACGCCGTTGAGGGTGCGACAGACCCGAGGCACCTCTCCTTCGCGCAACAGTTCAAGCGTCGCAGCAACGGCGTCGTCGGCGCGGAGGGTGGATCCGGACAAGAACTCTTCGCCGCAGTAATGCTGCAGTTGTCTCACGAACCAGGCGCAAGCCGACCTGAGGACTACACCTGTGAGGCAAGGTTCGTCATCAAGAACCAGGATGAGGGCAGGACCGTCGGCATCACAACCGACAGCACCCGACTCCGCGAGCTCGGAGATTGGCTCGTCAGGTGCGCGACCTGGGTCGACAAGAAGCACGAGATCACGGTGGCCGAGATTGAACGCCGCCACCAGGAACGGAAGACGGCGTGACCCATGGAATCAACCAAGGAGTTCTTCGACTCGCTAATCACGCCCGAGGAAGGCGCCGTCATGGCTCGCCGAGCAATGGCTTGGTACTGCCTCCGCGAGATGGCCTATATCCGCTTCAGCCGCAGCACGCCGTCGACGCGTCAGGCATTTTCCGCCGCCGTCGAACAGGCCCTCAACTACGGAGTCGACGGTCTCGATATCCGCCAGACAATCAGCGAAGCCAGCGAGGAGGCACTCCATGGCAGGTGACTTCCGCAAGATCAACAGCATGATCTGGTCGGACAGTTCATGGCGATCCCTACCGCCGCTCGAGCAGTGGCTGTACTTCGCTCTTCTCACCAACTCCAAGACGTCGTACGTGGGCGTTCTGGACTGGCGACCCCGTAAGCTCGCTGGTCTGGCTGACGGCGTCTCAGGAGCTGACCTCGAGGAGCTGGCTCAGGAGCTGCAGAGGAAGCGATTCATCCTCATCGATGAAGAGCGGGAGGAATGTCTCGTTCGGTCCTTCATTAAGCATGACGGAGTGCTCAAGAACCAGAACCTGGGCAAGAGCATCGGACGGGACTTTGCAGCTACCTACTCGGAGCCCATCCGACAGGTCATCGTCCACGAGGTCCAGAAGCTGGTGGATTCCGCTGAGGATGACCTCAAGGCGGTCACGAACAAGTACTCGCGACCGTTCATCCTTGAGATCCTGCGGAACCCTTCGGCGCCGATCGAGCAGTTCTTGGACCCGCAGAGCTCGCCAGCCACACCCCAGCTGACACCGGACCAGAAACCAGAGCAGACACCCGAGGGGAGACCCGAGCCGAGACCCGGTGTAGGAGGTCAGCCGACAGGGGGTCACCCCCCATCTCCATCTCCATCACCCCCTTCTAAAGAAGGGGGTCCGGGGGAAGGTTTGACCGAGGCAAGCTCGGCCGAGATTGCTCTGATCGAACCGGAGAAAGCAGGTCCTACCGTCGAGGACTTCTTCAACCAGTTCTGGGAGCACTGGCCCAGGAAGATGAAGAAGCCCGATGCGCTCAAGGCGTTCAAGCGAGCGGTGAAAGAGAAGCGTGCGACCCCCGAGCGGATCGTCCAGGGCGCGGAGATCTACTCACGGTCCCGGCTCCCGGAGGAGCGGTTCATCCCGCACCCGGCCACCTGGCTGAACAACGACCAGTGGAACGACCTCGATGCTCAGCCGTTCGCTTCCAGAGGCGCAGGCCGGCCGACGGTTGAAAACCCAGGAGCGTTCACCAACTGGTCGCTCGATGACTACCGGCCGTGGGCCAGCCGACCACACGTCGTAGAGGCACAAGAACGCGTCGATGACGCCCGAAGCAGGGGAGAGGAGCCCACCGATGACGACCTCAGAACCATCGCAGGCCCTGACGGAAGTTGAGGAGAACCTGATCGCAGCGGCCTTCGGAGACCCCTCGCTGCTGGACGCGCTCGAGTTCAACCCGCGGGACTTCCGCCAGCCCCGCCACGAGGACATCTGGCACGCGATGGGCGCACTCCACGGCGCTCGCAAGCCCGTCGACCCCGTGTCAGTGCATGACGAGCTCAACAGGCGCGCAGACGGTCCTCAGCCACTCACACTGCCGGAACTACACCGGCTCAACAACGGGGCAGTCATCCCCACGAGCGGCTACTACTACGCCGACATCGTGAAGCGAGAAGCCCAGCGCCGGCGGATCCTCGAAGCCGGCCAGCAGATGGTCCAGCAGGCGCAGACCGGGGATCCGGAACAGGTGCTCGAGCAGGCCAGCGCTACACTCGAGGGGCTGCAGCAGGGCATCCACACCCAGGGTGTCGTGTTCATCGGTGACGACTTCGACGCAGTCGCCACGTCACTGCGGGAAAAACCGAAGTACATCCCCACGCCATGGCGATCGCTCAACGAACGGTTAGGCGGCTTCCTTCCGGGAGCCATGTACGTGGTCGGCGCCCGACCCGCAGCCGGCAAGAGCATCTGGGGACTCCAGTCCGCGATCTCACTGGCCCAGCATGGGTCCGTGGCGTACATCAGCTTGGAGATGAGCCGCTACGACATCCTCAAGCGGGCCATCTCCAACGTGGGCAGGATCGACGGCAAGCACCTGAACCACCACGAGCTCACTGGCCGAGACTGGCAACAACTCGAGGAGATCAGGCCCAAGCTGAAGTCTCTGCCCATCGGGATCCTGGACCAGGACGTGTCGATCACCCAGATGCGGCGGTACGTGCGATCGGTGCACCGGAGGAAGCCGCTGGCCGGGATCGTCTTGGACTACCTGGGGCTCCTGAACCCGCCACCGGGGGACAGGCGCAGCAAGCACGAGTACGTCTCTGCCATGAGCCGAGAACTCAAGCTACTAGCCATGAAGCTCAACGTGCCGGTCATCGTGCTTGCCCAGCTCAACCGAGAGTCCGAGCGAAGGGAAGGCGGAGTGCCGAAGGTCAGCGACCTGCGCGACTCCGGTTCGGTGGAACAGGATGCTGACAGCGTCATCCTTTTGCACAAGGACGAAGCCAACCCGTGGGAGGTCCAAATGATCGTTGGAAAGAACAGACGCGGAAGTACCGGGTCGGTAACGTTCAACCTTGAGGGCTACTACAGCCGAATCAGCGAACAAGGAGCAGCCGCATGATCGACAACTGGCAAGCCAAAGAACTGCTCGACGCGATCGAAACTTACGGTGACCGAGAAAGGATCTATGGCCGCGAGCTTCAGAAGAACCTTCACAGCGAATCAGCCATGGGAGTCGCCGAGGAACGCAACAACTCCGTGAACCGAGCACTGAATGAGGTGAAGCGCCTCTTGCAGCCCTTCCTCGATAACCCTTCCGGACCCCACGGGCTGTATGACGTTCCCGATCGAGGCAGCGAAGACCGGCCCGAGGAAGTGGACGACTTCGAAGTCAAGTGGGGGTTCCAGTCCTGACTTCGCGGATGTACGGCACCCAAACGAAAGACCCTCACCATCTGGTGGGGGTCTTTCCATTTCCACAGGAAGGAACAGCAGCATGCTGACCGAATCCCACGGCGACAAGATTCACGCCCTCAGCCGCAATCTGGCTAACGCGGCCGAATTCCTCAACGACACCATTGGCTCAACCCCAAGCGACGAGATGAACCAAGAACGTCTCGAACTGATGCGGGACTTGACCCACACGATCAAGACTGACCTCCGGGGCATCGACCTCATCATCCGCAACACGAGCGCCGCTCCCACGAAGGAACCGCAACACCTACAAGTCGACCGGGCGCAGATCGCCGGTGGCAGCGGGCCACGTCCCAACCTCAAGGCTGTCTAACACGGCCGCAATAGGACCGCGAGACCGCATGGAGCCCCCACCAAGTGTTGGCGGGGGCTCCACCTAATTCCTGACCACCAGGAACTTTCGTCGCCCCGTGCGACCGCCACGGGGCCCCTTTCGTCTACATGCGGATCAGCACTGGGGACCTTCGTCTCCACGTAGCCACCCACCCTCAGACCGCCAGGAGTTGCGATGAACCCAGAGCTGACCACTTGCACCGTTGAGACCTGTGATCGACCGACTCAGATGTACCTCTGCAGCGAGTGCATTGCAGAACTCCAGGGCTCCTGGGACGCGATCCCCGCGCTCCTGCCTGTCCTGCAGCTCATCGTCAGGGGAGAGGAGCAGGCATTCCGGCAACCTACCGCCGGCGGCCGCGGCGCCCGTATGGGGAGCAATCCACCGATCAACCTCTCAGCCCTGTCCCTCGTCCAGGACTTGCAGCTCGCACTCGCCTGCACGCCGGCACAGTACGGCCAGCAGAGCGATGGATGGCGCGCCAAGATCCAGATCGAGCAATGGGTCGCCGACGCAGACCTCATGGTCAACGGAGAGAAGGAAAGTGTCCCAACAGAGGACTACCTCCGCTACCGGGTCGAGCTGAAGCGCAAAGAGATTGACCCGATGACTGTCCGCTACCTGCTCCCGTGGTTCCGAGAGAAGACCGGCATTCGACTCACGAAGAAACAAGTCAATAAATGGGCCGAGCGAGGGAAGCTCACGCGACGCAACGACGAAGGGCACCCGACCTACCACCCCGCGGACCTACTGACAGCCCACCACAACGACAGGAGAATGAAATGAGCGCGAAAGTCCTGCGAGGATCCCGAAACCCCGTCCCGTTTCAAGATGAATGCCTGAAGCCTCGCTGCGAGAAGCGAGTCCCCGAGGGCTACGGGTTCCAACTGTGCGAACGGCACCTAGCGAAAGCTTGGGCAGCGTTCCAGATCCTTCTCAATGAGAAGCAGGTAACCCTCTGACAATGTGTTAAAATGGAGACGTTCCGGGTTAATTGGCATGCCCGGTTGAAGGCCCAGTCGATTGCGACGGGCCTTTTTTCGTGCCCTGGCGTGGGTGCGGCGGGTCTGGTGCGCGCTCTGGTTGCGCTCGGAATCGAGTTCAGCCAGAGCGCCACTCCTGCTCACGCGAAGCCGCGCTAAAGTCTCTCGTTTGGCATGGCGTCAACCCACGCCTCCAGCTCCGACCGCTTGATTCGAATCTTCGTGCCCCGATAGCTGGGAGTCAGGTCACCCCGGCGGAGCGCATCTCGAATTTCCCAGACACTGCTACCCGTGTACAACGCTGCATTCTCGATCGAAAAGGCGTACGGAGTCTCGTTGACCACCGGTTGCGGGGGCTCGACTTCCAGCTCGTCACTCATGCGTTGAGCATACGCAAACCCCCACCACCTCTAGAAGCGGTCAGCACCGCGCCAGCCAGGCCCAGCAGCGGCCACCTGGAAGTGCAGCAGGGGCAGCACCTGCCTAGAGGACGAACCGAACCAGGCGAGACGGACGACGCGATATAGGCGTTAGGACGAAACCTGGGGCGGGGATCTAGTTCGTCGTGGTCCTCTTGGATTCGCGGCGTCTAAGCGGCATCAAGTGGTTTGCCTGAGAGGACGAAAGGGCTCCCCGAGTAGTGCCGGGGAGGTCGCGGGGAGCACGCCCCGCGCTTGGGTTCGAATCCCAAGACCACTTGCTCTGCCCCATGGTCCTTCGTCTAGTGGCAAGACAGCGGCTTCCAAACCCGCTTACCGGGGTTCGATTCCTCGAGGATCAGCGACACACCACCACTGCTCAAAGGAGAGCGACATGGCCGGCAAGTGCACCGCACCCAACTGCGAACCATGCGCCAGCGTGATTCCATTCGACGCCGCCCGTGCCGACAGATACGCCGACATGCTCGCCCGGATCGCTACTGAGCTGAGAGAGTACCCGCCCCGCATCATGCTCGGCGCAGACCCTGCCGTCGTGATCCCCTCCTGCTGGGAAGACAACACCCCACTCCAATACGTCACCCCCACCACGGACTAACCCCACACACGTCGGAGGTAGCCCGGGACAAGCCACACGGCACACCCCGGAAGACACCACCCACGCCGCACGGCCAGCGCATAGGCCACCACCTAACCCAACCGGTGCCGGCATACCCAATGCCCCACCCGAACCCACACCCCAACCCAGATGCGCACACCCCACACCGAAGCCCCAAGGCAACCCGACACCGGCACCGGTGGCCGAGGCGGGGACCCACCGGGGATGCACACCATGCCCAGCCATGGGCATACCCAACCCCACCCCAGGGGATACCCACCCCAGCCATACCCAGCCCCACCCGGAACCCAGACAAGGTGAACACAATGCCAGCAGGCCCACGCAAAGCCTGCTCATGGCCCGGATGCTCACAGCTCGTCGGGCTAGGGCAAGGCAGATGCACCACGCACATGAGCGCAGCAGAGAAGCGCAGACGCGGCACACCCGACCGTGACTACCAATCACGGGGACACCGCATCGACTTCCGAGAAGCCGTCCTCGCACGGGATCCGTTCTGCGTCCGCTGCCACAAGCGCAGATCAGAGCACGCCGACCATCATCCAAGATCGAAGCGCCAACTCATCGCGCTCGGACTCGACCCCAACGACCCGCAGCACGGCCGCGGACTGTGCGCATCGTGCCACTCAAGCGAGACCGCCGAGCACCAACCCGGCGGATGGAACGCGCAGCAATGACACGACCATGCGGCCAAGAATTCTCGTCGCCGGCAAGGGTGGGGGCACCCCCCTCGGGGACTCCTCCGAGAGCCGCCGGGCAGGAAAACGCATTCTCGCGGAAGTTTTGACTTTCTTGGCAGGGGGTATCAGTTATGGGCGCTCGTGGTCCTGCTCCGTCTCCTACGGTGGTTCAGCTTCGGGAAGGCAATCCCTCCCATGCGTCGATGACTGATTCTGTCCAGATGCCCCCTGGGTACCTGCCGGAGCCTGAATGGACACAGGTGTTCCCGGCCATGTCGCTCAAGAAGAAGCCGCAGCCACCGGAGCCCCGGGAAGGCGAGTCTGCGGAGCGCTTCGAGAACCGGGAGCAGCGCTACGAGAACCAGATGGACCGCTATGAGGCGCAGGTGACGGCCAAGCGAATGGCCGAGACGTCACGCAAAGTGGCGGAGGGCTGCTGGCGCCGTGTTGTGCCGATTCTGGAGCGTGCGATCGGCCTCTCTGAGGTCGACATGGACGTCTTGCAGGATTACTGCGTGACGGTGGCCCGTATCGTCGTCGCTGAGCAGGAGGTTAGCCGTCAGGGGATGCTCGTTCCCTCTAATCGGGGCGGCACTGTCAAGAATCCACTCCTGCCAGCACTGGCCCAGTACCGCGGCCAGATCAAGACATATATCGGCCAGCTCGGTCTTTCGCCGGCGGCCCGCGTCGGACTGCCGGGCAAGCCGGACGACGATGATGACGATGATCTCTTCGACGCATAGGAGCTCCGCCCGGCACTGACTTGTGACGGGAGGTCCGACTGTGGCTGTTGAGTCTCCTCTGACCGAGTTTTCGCTCGATGATCTCCCAGTGCCCTACGAAGCTCTCGTGGAGCTTGGCCTGGAGCACGTGGACATCGTGGAGGCGGCTAAGCGCCGGCCCCGCGATGTGGCTTTCCAGGCTGACCAGCACCCGGACGCTTGGTTCGATGTGGAGCTGGCCCGGAAGAAGCTCGCGGTGATTGGCCGCTTCAAGCACACTAAGGGCCGCTGGGCTGGTGTGCCTATGAAGCTGGGCGAGGGCCTGGATTCGTGGCAGATCGTCTGGGTGTTGGCACCGGTGTTCGGCTGGGTCTACTACGACGCCGAGGCCGAGCGCGTGGTCCGCGTGATCCGCACAGTCTGGGTGGAGATCCCGCGCAAGAACGGCAAGTCGACGCTGTCGTCTGCAATCTCTGGTCTGCTGCTGCTCGCAGATGGCGAGGCCGGCGCCGAGGTCTACAACGCTGCGGGCTCGTCGTCGCAGGCTGCTCGCGTGTTCGATGAGGCGAAGGCCATGATGATGGCTTCCCCGTCGGTGCGGAAGCGGATCGAGCCACTTAAGGCCGTGGTGCGAGCTCCGAAGACGCTCTCGGTGCTGCGCGTCCTGTCGAAGGTGGCCGAGACGGCGCACGGGCTGAACGTTTCCGGCGGCGTGATCGATGAGATCCACACGCTGCGCCATCAGCGGAAGCTGGTCGAGGCGATCGAGACTGGCACCGGTGCACGTGATCAGCCGCTGATCCTGTTCATCACGACCGCGGATGAGGCCGAAGAGGGCACCATCTACGACGAGAAGCACACCTTCACGTTGAACTGCGCGAAGCGGGTAGTCGATGATCCCTCCCACTACGGGGTTATCTGGGGCGCGTCGGAATCGGACGACATCTTCTCGGACGTCACGCTGGCGAAGGCGAATCCGGGGCATGGGAAGTCGCCATCGTGGAAGTACCTGCGGGGCGAGGCGAAGAAGGCGCAGGCGTCACCGACCTACCTGGTGGCGTATAAGCAGCTGGCGCTCAATATGCGCTCGCGCAACGCCTCCCGCTGGATCGACCTAGACCGTTGGGACACGCTCACCGGTGCGAAGCGCTCTGCGCTGCGGGGACGGCGCGCCTGGGGCGGCCTGGATCTCTCCGCGGTGGCTGACTTCTCGGCGTGGTCTGTCTGGGCGGAGTCGAACCGGCCCGGTCGCCAGCTCGAGCTCTTTACGCGGCTCTGGGTGCCGGAGGCCGCGGTGGACAAGCTCGCGAAGCAGCTGCAGATCCCGCTCCACGACTGGATCGAGCGCGGCTACGTCTCCACTACGGAGGGCGAGGCGATCCACTACGACGCGATCCAGCAGGCAGTGATCGGGGACTGCAAGCACTTCGACATGCAGCGCGTCTCCTACGACCGCATGTTCGCCGGCCAGATGGTCCAGAACTTGGACGAGAAGCTCAAGGGCATCGAGGTGGCGACGGTCGCGCAGACCTTCATGGGGCTGGGCCCGGCCATGAAGGAGATGGAGCGTCTGATGCTGACGAAGACCATGCGCCACGACGGAAACCCGGCAATGCGCTGGATGGCCGGCGTGGTCGAGGTCAAGAAGGACGACCTGGACAACGTGCGTCCAATCAAACCTGACCGCAGAAAGTCATCCAGCCGCATCGACGGTGTCCAGGCGGCCATCACGGGCCTGGACGGCGTGGTGCGAATGGATCTGCACGAGGCCCCGAACTGGGTCTACACCGGCACGTCGACACGAAGGGGGTAGCGCGTGAATCTCGAACAGGCGCAGGCCAAGGTTGCCACCCTCTCGCGAGAGCTGGATGACCGCCGCCCGACGATTCAGAACCGTCTGGGGTATCTCCGGGGAGAGTCGGGCAAGCTTAAGTACGCCAGCCAGAAGTTCGCGGAGTACAACAAGACCCGGTACCAGGGGTTCTCGGATAACTGGTGCTCGCCGGTCGCGACTGCGCCGGCTGAGCGCATGGGCTTCCTGGGCTTGCAGACGTTCGACAACCCGGACAGTTTCGACAAGGACCTGCAGCGCACGTGGAACTACGTGGACGGCGACGCGAAGTCCTCGGAAGCCTGGCTGGTCCACGCTGCCGCAGCTCGGGCGTTCGCTCTAGTTCACCCGGCGGCGACGCCGGATGAGGAGCCGAACCTCACGTTCGAGCACCCCGAGTCGGCCATCGTGGAATCGGACCCGATCACGGGGCGAGACCGTTACGGCCTGATCACTTGGATCGACGGCACCAACGACTACGCGACCCTGTACACCCCGGATCTGGTGGCTCGCTTCTGGCGCGACTCGGACCGTGAGAAGTGGGAGCGCACCTCCCCGCAGGTCGCGCTTCAAGACGGCTGGCAGCCGCGTGATGACGAGCCACAGCCGAACCCGCTGGGCGAGGTTCCGCTGGTCGAGATGAAGAACCTCTCTCTGCTGGACGATGAGCCGATCAGCGACATCGACGGCGTCATGGCACTGCAGGACACCATGAACCTGATCTGGGCGTACCTGCTCAACGGCTTGGACTCGGCGTCTCTGCCCGCTCGCGTCGTCACGGGCGCCGATTTGCCGAAGACCCCGGTGCTCAACGCCGAGGGACAGGTCATCGGCACGCAGGACGTGCCGCTGGATGACCTGATGAAAGAGAAGATCCTCTGGATCCCCAAGGATGGCGCCAAGATCGATGAATGGTCGCCCGGCAACCTTGAGGTGTTCTGGCAGGTCAACGAGCGCATCGTGGAGCACATCGCCGCGCAAACTCGGACGCCCCCGCATTACCTGGTCGCGAAGATGATCAATGCGTCTGCGGAGGCGCTGAACGTTGCCGAAGCCGGCCTGGTTTCCAAGGTGGGGGAGCGGATCAATCGCGTTACCCCGGCCATGAAGAAGGTCATGCGACTGCTCGCCAAGGCAAAGGGCGCCGACGATAAGCGCCTGGTCAGCATCCAAGCCGGAAAGCTTGTCTGGAACAGCATCCAGTACCGTTCCGAGTCGCAGCTGGCCGATGCGATGGGCAAGCTGCGGTCCGCGGGGATGCCGATGCGCTACATCGTGGAGCGCCTGGTGGTCGACCCGGCCGAGGTCAACCGCGTGATGGACCTCATCGAAGCCGAACGCGCCGCGGATCCGCTGAGTCTGGTGACAGCCGCGAATCGGGACTTTTCGTGAGTGCCGTGGAGATGGCGCAGCGGCATCGTCGTGACGTTGACCAGCTGTCGATGACCGCGTCAGGTGAGCTGCAGAGTCTGTGGCGCAACGTGGATCCCGACAACATCCGGGACTCTTGGGCGGAGCAGGTGCCGCGGGCAGCTGCGGTCATCGGCTCGGGTCAGCTGATGGCCGCTCGGTCCTCGGAGTCGTACACGCGCAACGTTCTCGAGGAGCAGGGGATCTCGCCAGCGGGGCCAAGGCTGAACGCCGAGGGGTTCGCCGGCAACACGTTCCCGCTGGGTCCCCGCGTGGGATTCCCTCTTGAGGTTGCAGCGATGACCCCCGCATTCATGGCGCTGCGCTACATCGGCGCCGGCTACGACGTGGAACGCTCGTTGGCCGCCGGCATGGTCAACCTGGTGACGAAGTCCCAGACGGCCATCGCAGACGCTTCACGGCAAGCGGAGGGGGTCACGGCTTCCAGCGCCGAGGCGCGGGTGGTTCAGGTGCGCGTGGTGTCGCCCGGAGCGTGCTCTCGCTGCATCATCCTGGCTGGTCGCACGTACAGGGATGCGTCGTTCTTGCGGCACCCGAGCTGTAACTGCACTGCGATGCCCTCGGATGAGGCGAGCGCCGCCCAATACACCACGGACCCCTACGCGCATTTCCAGGGCCTCTCTCAGGACGACCAGGACCGGAAGTTCGGCAAGGCCAACGCCCAAGCTGTGCGCGACGGCGCAGACATCTTCCAGGTCGTGAACGCCCAGCGGGAGATGTACACCACCGCAGGCGGTTCCCTGGCGACACGCGCCGGCACCACGCGGCGCGGCACATTCGGTCGGATGGAACAGCAGGCCGGACGCACGCGGGACCGGCGGGGCGCAGAGCGGTACGGGTCCGCCACTCGGCACCGCATGGTGCCCGAAGAGATCTACAAGCAAGCCCCCGGCGATCGCGCCCGGCAAGTGGAGCTGCTCGAGGAGTATGGATTCATCCTTCCTCAGGGCCAAGTCCCCACCGGCGCAATCCGCGGCTTCAACGACCGATCACTGGCCCGCCCGTCCTTCACCTACCGGGACGGCCAGTGGGTCGACGACGCCAACTAGGCCACTTTCCCAGCCCTCGGCGCAATGGCCGCGGGACATCTCACCATGAGCCGAGCACGTCGGCAGGAGGAGCACCACCATGTCTGCACAGCGCAAGACAGCCACAATCCACGGCATCGACCCCTACGCACCCGACGGGATCGAGCAGCTGCTCGAGTTCCACCGGAACCTCTGGGGCGACGCCACGATGGAGGCCGACGAGGACCAGAACGACGACGATGCCGACGCTGACTCGCAAGATGACGATGCCGGCGACTCGACGGACCAGGACTCTGACGATGACTCGGACGACGACACCGATATCGAGGGTGCCGACGCGCTGGGCGACAGGGGCAAGAAGGCTCTGGATGCCATGAAGCAGAAGTGGCGGAACGAGCGCAAGAGTGCCCGCGAGATTAGGCGGGAGTTCGAGGAGTTCAAGCGCAAGCAGGAGAGCGCAGGCAAGCCGGACGATGAGCAGGCCATCGAATCTGCTCGCGCCGAAGCTCGCGCCGAGGCCACCTCGGCCGCGAACCGGCGCATCGTCCGCTCCGAAGCCAAGGCCGCAGCGGCCGGAAAGCTCGCTGACCCCGGCCTTATTTCGAAACTCGCTGACCTCGATGACATCGAGGTTGACGACGACGGCAACGTCGACCAGGACGCGCTCAATGACGCCATTGAGCAGGTCCTAGAGAGCTACCCCTCTCTGGCCGCGCAACGCAGCACGGGGAAGTTCGACTCTGCACGGGGCAAGAAGCGCCCCGGCAAGAAATACACCCCGGATGACCTCAAGTCGATGACCTCGGCGCAGGTCGCCAAGGCATACGACGACGGACTCATCCAGCTGTAACCCACCGCGACCTCAGAAAGGACGGCCCCAAGTGGCTATCGAAAATTTCATCCCGAAGATCTGGTCCTCCAAGATCATCGAGCAGTTCCGTCAGGAGTCCATCTTCGCCGGACTCGCCAACACCGATTACCAGGGTGACGCCCGCAAGGGCAACACCGTGCACATCCCCGGCGTCGTGGACGTCACCGTGCACGACTACAAGACCGGTTCGCTCCTCGACTCCGAGGGGCAGCCGATCTCGCGCACCACCACCGCGGACGGCATCTCGGACACGGGTGTCGACATTCTCATCGACCAGGAGAAGAACTTCGACTTCTACGTCGATGACATCGACAACGCGCAGTCGAACACCGCGCTGATGACCCCGTACGCCAACTCGGCTGCGCACGGCCTGCGCGATGACGCCGACAAGTTCCTCGCGAACCTGCTCTACCTCGGCGGCACTTCTGCCACCGTGGGTGCGCCGGCAACGGACGCGAAGTCCGCCTGGAACGTCGTGCGCGACCTGCGCAAGGCGCTCAACAAGGCGAAGGTGCCGGCCGCGCAGCGCGTGTTCGTCGCCAATGCCGAGTTCACCGCACTGCTGGAAGAGAACGACTCCAAGCTCATGGCAGAGAACACCTCCGGGTCCACTCGTGGTCTGCAGGAGGCGGCTCTGCCGCGGATCCTCGGCTTCGACCCGTTCGGTTCCGAGAACCTGCCCGAGACGGACAAGCCGTCCATCGTCGCCTGGCACAAGTCGGCGCTGGCCTACGCCTCGCAGATCGACAAGACCGAGGCCATGCGAGCCGAGAACAAGTTCGCTGACCGACTCCGTGGACTCCATGTCTACGGCGGCAAGGTCATCCGCCCCGGCGCAGTGTTCCACTGGACCGCCGCCTAAGCCTAGGAGGCACCCATGACGAAGATCAAAGGCCCCAGCGGCACAGTGATCGACGTTTCACCGCAGCACGCTCGAGGGCTGGTGCGTGACGGCTTCGCCACCTATGTGGACGGGGACGCCAAGAAGGAGGGCGAGGTGCTCGAGCCTCGCACTCAGGGCGAGTCGGAGTCCGCGCAGTTCGCTGTGGGGCGTCGCCCGAAGCACATCCAGCAGGAGCCGGCCAAGGTCGCTGACCCAGAACCGGACACCGAGCCGACCGTGCCTCCCGCGGAGGACAAGCCCGGTGCGCGTGCCACCCGCGACGAGCTGGTCGACTACGCCGTGGAGCACAAGATCGTCGCTGACGGTGAAGAGCTGCAGGGAAAGTCGAAGGACGAGATCCGCGAGCTCATCGAGGGATCCAACTAGGGGAGGTGGAGCGGATGGCTGATCTGATCAAGGCGTCAGACCTCAAGGACTACGGCCTGACGGAGGCGCAGTCATCCACCCCTCTTGTCGCCCGGCTGATCCGGTCGGCATCGGAGCAGGTACTCGATGCCGCCGGATCGCCTATCGGTGGGCTTCGGTCCACCGTGACCCTGGTCCAGCCTGCGGGGTCGGTGCTATTCCGGCTCCCTGGCCTGCCGATCCAGGAGGTGCACGAGGTGACCGTCGACGGCGTACCCATGACGGACTACCTGGTGGTCTCCGGCGGGCTCTATCGGGCCGATCGGTGGGGCGTGAACGCACCGGCAGTCGTGGCCGTGGACTACACGCACGGTGTGCCCGAGGTGCCGGCAGACATTGAGGACCTGGTGTGCCGCATGGTCCTCGCCGGCGTCCTCAACTCGATCGACGGGCCCGAGGGGATGGTGCTGAACAACGGCAACATCTCATCTGTCGCCATCGATGACTTCCGGGAAGCGTACGCCACCGGCCGAGACGTCGAAGCAGTCACCGAAATGACACTGCCGGAGCGGACCCGCGAGCGCCTCGCTGCGCGGTTCGGCGCCGGCGGCCCGAGTGTTGGCTCCAGCTATGAGTAGCGCCCGATTGCGCGCCACCGTGGCGAGAGGCCGACGTAAGGCCGAGGCACTGATGACCGACACGCTGCTGATCACGCGAAGTTCCGGCAACCCAGTGACGAACCCAGACGGCACAGTCACCCGCCCGGTTCAGACCGTCCACGCCGGCGTCGGCCGCATCCAAGGTCGTTCAACGGAGGGAGAGGACAGGACGGTCGCCGGTGCAGATGTCCTGATCGTCACCTTCCAGGCGCAGGTCCCAGTGGGTGTCGACCTTCGGCCGAGTGACCAGGTCGAAGTTACGGCGTCACAGATGGATCCGCTGATGGTGGGACGAACGTTCCGTGTCGAGTCAGTCGTGCGGAAGACGCACGCGACCAAGACGACCGCCAACGTCGAGGAGGGCCCATGACCGCAGGCAATGAGCTGCAGCGCTTCGGCACCGACCTCGGCAGGATCGCCTCCCGGGCCCTGCCCGACGTGGACAAGGTCCTCGAAGTAGGGGCGAACAAGATCAAGAAGGGCCTGAACGACAACCTGGCTGGTTCGAGCTCGTTCAGACCGGCCAGTGGTTCGGTCACCTATGACCGGCAGGCGGGCCTCGGCAGCATCTCGTACGTGATCGGCCCTGATAAGCAGCGCCGTGGCGGCGCGCTGGGGAACATCGCGTTCTTCGGCACCTCTCGCGGCGGCGGCACCGTGGACCTCGAGGGCCCGCTCCGTGAGGAGGCCCCCATCGTGGAGGGGCTGCTTGGCGACCTGATGGGCAAGTGGAGTCGGTCGGTATGACGGCACACAACGAGCTCATCCAGCTGCTCGACTCCACCCCGTACACGATCTATGACCATGACGTGTTCAGCACGCCCACCTACCCGTACGTGCTGGTGGAGCGGAGCCGGCCGGCGTACCCCGAGCGCGCACTCACCCGGGACCGTCAAGGTGTCCGCGTCTCCTGGCTCCTGACGCCGGCGGGCCAGTCCCGGCAGTCGGTGTCCATCATCTCCGACCTAATCATCCCCTTGCTGGATGGCGCCCGCCTCGAAGGCCAGCGGCTCGAGTACGAGCCCACCGGAGTCGGCATCGAGGAGGAGGAGAACCTGCAGGTCAATGGCCTGCCGGTGTTCTTCTCCAAGCTCACCTTCGGTGTCACCCTTCCCAGATAACCCAGGAGGTCGCGTGTTCATCCGCGTCAAGGACAAGTCCACCGGGCACGAGTTCGATGTGCCCGAATCTGACCAGCGTATCGGCAAGGCGTTCAAGCCACTGTCGAAGAACCACTACCCGCCGTCGGCTGTTGCACGTCGGCCCAAACACCACATCGGTCGCAGTTCCGCACCGGTGACCACAGAGCCGTCCGGCGTGGCGGAGGAACCTGAGAAGGAGAACGAGAATGACGCAGATCCCAAGCACGCCGTCTGACGGCAATGTGAAGGTGCTGGTGGTCCCCGCGATCGCTGACACGAAGGCCCCCACGGTGACCGAGCTGACCGGCGAAGGCGTCGTGGACATCTCCTGCTACCTGACCGGTGACGGGCTGAACCTCACCAGCGACCAGGCGTCCATCTCGGATGAGCGCCTGTGCTCGACCCAGACGTTCGAGCAGCCAGGCCGAGAGACGCACAGTGCCGAGGTCACCTACATCGACAACACCAACTCGGAGTACGAGACGGACTCCAACAAGGCTGCGGAGACGCTGGTCAAGAACTCGGATCACTTCATCGTGACCCGACGCAACGTCGCCTATGAGGCCGAAGTCGAGGCCGATCAGAAGGTGTCGGTGTGGCCGGTCAAGGCGGGGATCCATCGCGATGTGCCTGCGGAGGCGAACTCGGTGACCCGAACCGTCCAGAAGCTGTTCGTCACCGGCGATGTCCACCAGAAGGTGTCGGTCGCGTCCGGCACCTGATCGGCCTGATTCTCCTGGTGCGTCGTCCCTTGCAGGGTGGCGGCGCACCAGGTCAACCCTGCATCACCCTGCCTAGTCTTTGAGGAGTACCCGATGGCCCTGAACGTGAAGCGACCTGAACGCCTGGTCGATGTGTGCCTGGATGGCAGCCTGATGGCCGAGTGGGAGGCGACCGACAAGGAGTACCGATCGGCTCGCGCCGAACTTCTTGCGGCCCCCGACAAGCGCATGAATGATCCGCGAGCGAAGCGGGTGGACGAGCTCCTTGCGAAGGCCCGCGAGCTCTCCAAGCAGGCGCGTGCCGAGACGGTGACGTTCCGACTTCGCGCACTCCCGCGATCGGCGTGGGATGAGCTGGTCACCGCGCACCCGGCGCGCTCGAAGGAGAAGGACGGCGGGTTCCCGTTCAACATCACCACGATCACCGACGCCGCGATGTCCACCGAGGGCACCATCGTCTCCGTGGAGCGACCGGACGGCGCCGTGGAGCCCTTCGCCTGGGATGACTGGGAGGCGTTCGCAGAAGGACTGTCGAGTGCCCAGCACGAGGACTTCTACGTGGCCGTGATCGGGCTCAACGCGGGGGCGAACGAGGTCCCTTTTTTACCCGAGTCCGCACAGACCACCGATTCCGACAAGAGCTAGAAGCCTCACGGAAACTCGGGATCTCGCACCGCCGGTTCATGGGCTGGGAGCCGACCACGACGTTCGAGACTGGCGCGGATGGCCGTCTGCTGTCGTCCGTGCCGGAGCCTGAATGGTCGGACGAGGAGCAGGGCAAGATGCTGGCGCTAACGTACTACGAGGCGGCCGAGAAGTGCCCGGTGTGCGGCGGGCCCAAGTCTGAATGCCAGGACCCAGCGAACGAGATGCGCTACAAGGCCGAGCCGCCCGTCAGGTGCTTCTACCAGACACAGGTATCTCGGGAGCTCGACCAGTGGAAGAGCGATGAACGCCGCCACACCCAAGCGCTGATCCCGCAGGTGAAGCTCCAGGAGTAGCTACCGTGCGGCCATCTTCTGCATGTAGCTGAGGCCTAGCGCGCCGATACCGGCAAACAGCGCGAGCCACGGGCCCATCGTCAACTCGTCCCCTCTCACGGCGCCCACCACGAGGTTGAGCACCGCGAGCATGCACAGAGCAATCCCGACGTACCGCAACGCTATGCCCGCTTCGGGCTTCTTGGCTTCTGTCTCAGCAGGGTCACTCATGCCTCCAAGTCTATTGGAGGCATTCGTCGTTAAGGAGGCCCCATGGCGGATCGCACCATCACACTCAGCCTTAAGGCCCGGGTGGACGGCCTTGTGAACGGCGTCAAGACCGCGCAGATGGCAGCGACCGACGCAGGGCGCAGCCTCGACAACTTCCGCAAGAACAACGAGCAGGCGTGGAACACCGCCGGCCGGCGAATCGCAGCATTCGGCACCGCCACCGTCGCCGGACTGGGCATGGCCGGCAAGGCCGCCATGGACTGGGAATCGGCCTGGACGGGTGTCCAGAAGACTAATGAGGGCACGGCTGAGCAGATGGCTCAGCTCGAGGACGACCTGCGTGGACTCACCCAGGTCCTTCCTGCCAGTCACGCTGAGATCGCAGCCGTAGCAGAGGCCGCAGGCCAGCTCGGCATCGGCGTGGATGACGTCGCTGAGTTCACCAAGACGATGATCGACATGGGCGAGTCGACCAACATGTCCGCCGATCAGGCGGCCACCTCGCTCGCTCGATTCGCGAACATCATGGGCACCAGCCAGTCCGACTTCGACCGCATCGGCTCCTCCGTGGTGGAGCTGGGCAACAACTTCGCCACCACAGAGTCCGAGATCGTGGAAATGGCTATGCGCATCGCCGGCGCCGGCGCGCAACTCGGTCTCACCGAGGGCGAAGTGCTCGGCTTCTCCACCGCGCTCTCCTCGGTCGGCATCGAAGCACAGGCCGGCGGCACAGCCATCTCCAAGGTCATGATCGACATCGCCGCGGACGTGGACAAGGGCGGCGAGGATCTCGAGCAGTGGGCCGCCGTCGCCGGCATGTCCGCACAGGAGTTCAAGCGGGCCTTCGAGGAAGACGCTGCAGGGGCCATGGTGTCCCTGGTCGAAGGACTCGGCAACGCCGAGGAGCAGGGGAAGACCACCCTGGGAATGCTCGATGAGCTCGGCATCACTGAGGTCCGCACCCGTGACGCCATGCTGCGCCTTGCTGGCGCGAGCGACATGCTCGCGGATTCCCTCGCCACCGGCAATGAGGGGTTCGCAGAGAACACCGCGCTGATGGAGGAAGCCGAGAAGCGTTACGCGACTGCCGAATCCCAGATCGCTATCGCCTGGAACGGGATCAAGGACGCTGCGATCGACGCTGGCGCCGTGATCGTCCCGGTGATGGTCGGCATGGTGGAATCCATCGCGGATCTCGCGGCGTGGTTCTCTGAGCTGCCTGAGCCAGCGCAGACCGCAATCACGACCCTCGGGGGCCTGGCCGGCGTCACCGCGGCAGGGCTCGGCGGCTTCATGCTCCTCTTCCCGCAGGTGCAGAACACCCTCGAGGCGCTGCGATCCATCGGCCCCGCCGGCGGCAAGGCCGCAACGGCCATCACCAACGTCGGCAAGGTCGCCGGGATCGCCGCGGTCGGATTCATCGCACTCGAGACCGCCTCCCGGATCGCGGGAACGGGCCTGGATGACCTCGGGTCAGCCAGCGACTTCGAGCGGGCGCTGCATCTCCTCGCAGAGGACGCGCTGGCCGGCGCAAACTCCCTCGATGAGCTGGCTTCCGCGTCGGGCTCGTCTCTCACCTCGGTCCATGGTCTTGGCGACGCTCTCAAGACCGTCGACGCCAGCGGGTTCGTGAAGAGCCTCGACTGGGTCGGCTCCATGGGTGGCAACTTCGACACCGAGGTGGGGTTGGCGGAGGAGGCGCTGGGCAACTTCGATGAGGCGTTGACCAACCTTGCCAAGGGTGGCAACTTCGAGCTGGCCGCGGAAGGTTTCAGGCAGCTCGTCATGGAGGGTGAGGCGCAGGGACAGTCCCTCGAGACTGTCGCCGCGACCGTGCCCGAGTACATCGACGCCCTGGGCGCCGCAGCTCTCGAGCAGGGGGTCTTGCTCAACGAGACCGACCTGCTGAAGCTGGCCATGGGTGAACTGCCGCCCGAGCTGCAGAGGGTGAAGGACGCGGCCGACCAGGCCGCGCAGCAAGACCAGCTCGAGTCCGCGCTGAGCGATGTTGGTCTCGCCGCGGACGGCGCGGTGGAGTCGCTCTCGGACTACCTGGATCTCCTGTTCGAGACTGGCCTTGCGGCGCAGTCCGTGATGCAGGCCCAGTCGTCCTACGAGGCTGCCCTCGATGGCGTCTCGGATGCAATCGATCAGGTGGCCGCGTCAGAAGGCGAGATGGGCAGCATCCTCAATGAGACGAAGGATGCTTTCGATCTGACGTCCGATGCGGGCCGTCTGGCGCAGGACAGCTTCCTCTCGATTGCCGATGCTGGCCGCGATCTTGCTTCCTCTATGGCTGAGGCCGGCGACTCCCAGGAGGACATCCAGAGCTCACTCGAGGGCACCTACAAGGGTCTGATTAACGCGGGGGAGCAGTTCGGCCTCACCGCGGAGCAGTCCAAGGCTTTGGCTCGTGAGGTGCTCGGCGTCCCGGATGGCGTGACCATCGACTCTTGGATGTCCACCGAGGCGGAGGAGACCGCTAAGCGAATCTCCACCGAGGTCAACGACATTCCAGACTTCACCGAGGTGATGGTGGTGGTCGATGACGATGGCGCACTGGGCCCGATCCAGATCACGAAGGAAGAACTGGCGTCCATCCAGGACCGCACGGTCGACGTGGATGTCACCGACAACGGCAGCGTGCTGACCGTCCAGGGCGGCATCGACAACGTGGAGGGCAAGACCGAGTACATCTACGTTGAGGACGACGGCACGGCGCGTGTGGTCCAGTCGCGGATCGACAGCGTGACCGGCAAGACCGAGTACGTGTATGTGGACGACAACGGCACAGTCCGGGTGGTCCAGGGCCAGATCGATGGTGTGCAGGATGGATCAGCGGACATCACCGCGGTTCCCCAGACTGCGAACGCCGAGTCGGCGCTGAACAACACGGCCCGGAATCGCACCTCGACCATCACGCAGGTCATCAAGCGATCCAACCTGCTGACCAACACGTCCCCAGGTGGGCCCACCCTGAACAGCGGCGGGTACACCGGAGGTGTGGCGGGGCGCGACTTCGGCTTCCCCAAGCTGCGCAATGGCGGGCGACTTCCGTACACGGGACTCGGCACGGACATGATCCTTGGGGTGAACGGGGCGGGGCTGCCTGTCGCTCGGGTGGATGACGGCGAGTGGGTGGTCCGTGAGCGGTCCGCACAGAAGTACGACAGCGTGCTCGACCGGATCAACCGCGACCACCCATCCGTGCAGCACCTCGCCGGGTACGCGGCGGGAGACAGGGTCAACCGTGGCGCTATCCAGTCGCAGCAAATGGCAATGGCTACAGCGCCGGCCATGACGTCAGCGGGTGTCGCATCGCCGGCGGGACCGTCTGAGATGACGGGGACGCTGTACTTCGAGAATGGCGCGCTGGCGGGGCAGTTCAAGGCGGCCATGAGCAACAACACTCAGGGTCTCGCCCGCGAGACGAACAATGCGCTGCGGAAGCTGCGCACCACATAGGGGGTTCATATGACCGCATACCTGGGCCCCGCGGGTGGGCTGGTGCCGTTTCGGTGCCCGTCCGCCGTGTCGATCACCACCGAGCGGGCGCAGAGCTTCAAGACCACACTGGGTGGGCGGGTGAAGGTCCAGCGCGGACCGGTCACCCGCCGGCAGTGGCAGGTCGAGCTCGGCAGCGCGACACCGCAGGAGCTCGCGAACCTGCAGGCGCTTGTCGAGGCTGGCACTCCGCCATGGGTGTGGGTGGAGCCGTATGCGCAGGTGACGAACCTGTTTACCCCGGAGCAGTCGACACTCGCGCCGGGGACATGGTCGGGGAACGGGGCAACTGAGGGCGGCGCGGTCGCAGTAGCGGACGCAATGGCTCCCCGATCTATCATGCACCCCAGCGGCGGTGCGATCACACTGGGGCTTCGCTTCGGCTCCGCTGATAGGCCACCTGTCCGGCCTGGCGTTCCCTTGAGTGTATCCGCAGCTGTCCGTGGATCTGGTGTGTTGACTGCCCACTGGCACAATTGGCAGGGTTCCGCAATCGGCTCAGCAACCAAGAGCTTCAGCTATTCCGAGATGGGCCGGGCCCTTCTGGAGAACATCAACCCACCAGCCGCCGCGCAGTCTGTGCGTGTTGTGGTGACTGGCGCGCAACAGGTCGCCATGCCTTGTCTCACATGGACGCCGGACGCGCCGCCATGGTCCATGGGTCGGGGTTGCACACGCGCTGTCGAAGACGGCCTATCTGAGGCCGTGCAGGCGGCGGTCCGTGATGCCCCGTCGATGCGCCGGTCGTCGCTTTCGTTTACGGTTCGGGAGGTGGGTTGATGCAGGAGATTAGCGGATATCCCGACGATATAGGCATGGTCGAACCTACCGCGCTGGTCCTGGTGAACGGGTCCCCGGTGGAAGTATCGTCGCTCTCAGTATCTCGTGAGCTGTCCTCCTCGATGCCTTCGCAGGTGGCGTCTGCCAGCGGCCTAACCGCCGCGACGGGAAGCGTGTCATGGGCTGTGGGTGAGGACGTGCAGACGCGCTCAGCTCACCCTTGGGATGGGAACGACTTCCCGCCGAAGCCGGCCGATGAGGTGGTCGCTTTCATGGGGTACGGGGAAGCGTTCGTCCGGCAGCTCACCGGCAGCATCGATGACTCGCAAGGGTCGGCGGCCAGTGGGGATGTTTCTTCTGGCCTGGTGGATGCCATCGACAAGCTGAATCGTCCCGTCTCGTTTCCCGCACTGCTGGACTGGATGCCCCCACGGGTAGATGGTGAAGAGTACACCCGCGTGGGGATGCAGCCGGTCTATATCACGGACAGGATCCTGCGCGAGTGTGGATTCAATGCCACCCCTCCGCAGGTCAATGGGTGCGTGTTCTCGGCTCCACACATGGGTTCAGCTTGGCCCGAGGTGGGCGACGTGTATAGGGCAAGCGAGCAGGGGTTCTCCACCCGCTCGGTGCTGCATGTCCCGACGGTGTGGGGTGTGGGACTGTCCAGCGGGGACGTTCTCTACGAGCCGGACTTCTCGAAAGCAAGCAGCAACGGGCGACTGAATCGCACGATGCAGATCACCGTCAAGGTGAACCCCGGTCAAGTGTCAAGTGGTGAGGCGTTTGTCCGCGCACAGTGGGGCGGCGCCTACGTGTCCCTCAGTGTGACAAATCTGCGCACCATCCGGGCGCGTCTCCACAACGGGTCCTCTGTGACCACCGTCTGCCAGTTGACGGACGCCGACGTTTCAGATGCGACCGTGTTCACCCTCCGGGTGCTCCCAGATGGAAGCTTCACGATCTTCGCGAACACCGGCAAGTCAACCTCCGGGTCAGCCTCACTGCCGTCCGCGATCACAGGTAGCGACATGGACCGTGTTCGGGTGTTCGTCACCCACGAATGCGGGCTGCTAATCGGCGGGACCCAAGTCAACTTTGGGTCTACGAGTGTCTTCAATGCACCGCAGACAGCGCGACTCACCCCACCCGCGTCGTGGCGGCAGCTTCACGCATTCCCGCGAGTAGAGTCTCGCAACGCGCTGGACCTTCTGAAAGAGCAGGCAGAGGCAGAGTGCGCAGCGATGTGGATCGATGAGCACGGCGTCTTCCGCTGGGTGAACCGGACGAACCTCACGGGCGCGGGGGCATCTGCGAGGATCAACGCCTTGGATGATGTGCTCGATATCGGGTGGGAGTCCAGCGCGGCGGGGGTCCGGTCCCGCGTGGTGCTTAAGTCACTGGAATCGAACATCAGCCGGTCAAAGATGCCGAATCAGATGGCTTGGCAGGCTGGCGGAAAGTCGCTGGAGGCTGGGGAGTCTAGCGAGGAGATCGTCTCGCCTGCTGGCGACGCCGATTGGGTACGTGTGGATGAGGATCTCAAGGTACTCCCCGGGGACTTCTTCGACTTCAACCGGGGCCGGGGCACCTGGGGCGGGGGTATTGCATCCAATGATGACGGGTCCCAGTGGGCGACCATCGGCAACTCTGCATTCTCGGTGTCCATGGAGAAGCTGGCAGACGCGGTTTACAAGATCACCACCAATGCGGGTTCTCCACCCAATGGGCGGACCGTGGAGCTCAGCACCCCCGACGAGGACGCGTCGACGGGTGTGTGGAAGTCCAAGCGAAACGTAAACCTTCCGATGCTGCGCGCCAAGGGAGTTGTGGAGTGGTCTGACCGGGAAACCGTAGGGCTCCATGTAGGGCCACAATTGGCTGCCGTTTTGGAACACGACGTCGGCCCTTGGGTGCAGAACCCCACCGACCTGCAAGACCTCGCAGATTGGCTCTCAGCGCAAGTATTCGAGCCCAAGCCAGTACTGCGGAACCTCTCGGTCATCCCAGACTTCCGCCGCCAACTCGGCGACGTGGTGTGGGTCGAGGACAGGGAGAACCTCCACATCGAACTCAAGCTGCTCATCACCAAGATCGACACCACTATCTCGGCGGGCTCAGCCGATCAGACCATCGGCGGGCGCATCCTCGAAGCGCGGTCCCTGGGGACCACCAACGCGCAACTCGACACGCACGCCGGGTACCGCACTAACACAGGGTTCGACATCCTCTGGGCTGACGCAACGAACGCGCAGCTCGACACTGATCCTCTCGGAAGGGGCTAGGACATGCCGTTCGTCGGACCATTTCAGCAGTACGTCATCGATGAAGATAGGAACGTCGCACGGGTCGATGACTGGGCCATGCAGGCCGCAGCGATCACCTCGGGGATTGAGCAGGGGAAAGCGGAGGCGCTGGCGGCCGCGAGAGTGGATGCTGCACATAAGGCGGCGGCCACTCTCGCGGCATCGAAGCAGTTCACCACGGACTCGATGAACACCTCGCACCTTGACCTCGACACGGACGGCACGCCGTATTTCCGGCTGGGCTCTATGACGCTAAGCATTCACGCCGACACAGACGGCAACCCATTCTTCCTCGACAATTAGGAGCACGCCTTGACACAGCCACTAGACCGCCGACTGATGACAGAGGCGACCTTCCAGGCGAAGGCTCTAGAGCAGGATGGTCGACTCAGCAACTACGACACTCGAGTGCGCGCCATTGAGGTGCTGGGTGAGCTCGCACCGGGGAACGTGGATGACGCGACGTTCGCATCCGTGGTGGGGCAGGAAGACTCGCAGGGGTCGCAGGCGCTCAAGGCAGCCTATGCCACCCTTGACAATCAAGGGCGCCAGCCTGTGCGGAAGGGGGAGCTCAGCCTCAACGTCCAGGACTATGGCGCAGTGGGGGACGACTCCACCGATGATTCCGTGGCTTTCCAGGAAGCGATCAACGATGCCGCCAGCAAGGGCGGCGGTGTCGTCTATGTTCCGCGATCTCGGTACAGGGTGGCAAATCTGGTGCTTCGCAGTGGCGTGACGCTGACGGGCGGGGCGGGAAACTTCAACTACCTGGCGTCGTCCGCTCAGCCGGGCGGGGCAGTGCTTCGCGGCGTGGAGCCCGGCTGGCTGGTGGACATGCCCGAAGACGGTGCACGCTGCGCGGCGGTCGTGGGGCTCGGTCTTGACGGTCGCGGCGTATCCAATGGTTACCGGATGCGGGGCCGCTGGAACGCCGCAGGGCACATCGGTGTGCACAACACCCCCGAGCAGGGGATCTACATCCAGCACGAGGCATCTAAGTATGACTCGGTCGGCAACGCGATCAACGCCGCACTGCTCACTAACGTGGTCATGAACAGGACACCCGGCAAGTACACAGGAGGCGTCGAAGTTGAAGGGACCGACCACTACCTGAACTGGATCGAGTCCAGCAACTCAGTACAGGGTGACCTGGGGACCACGATGGCGAACCCGGACGAGGGGTATGTGACACCCTTCCTCATCGGTGGCGCTGACCACTTCATCAATAACCTCGTCGGAGAATACGGTGAGACTGGGCTTATTTACATCGGCGACAAGTGCCGATTCGCGAACATCCGCTCCGACTCGAACCTTGGTCACGGTTACCTGCTGGATAACGGGCGCGGGGGCGTCTGGGTCAACGTCACCAGCCGAAAGAACGGGATGGCTGCAGCCAACACTTACGACGGCTGGAAAGCCGCGAGCAACTCTGTTGGGAACACCGTTACCGGGCTCGTCACGCAGCAACAGGATGGGCACACTTACCGGTATGGAATCAACGATGAGGTCAACACCGACTTCGGCAGCCGCAACCAGTACGTCGCACCAGACGTGCGGGGTTGGTCGACCGCACCACTGAGCATTGTGGACTTCCTGGGCTCCGGGGTCATGTTCGCCTCGAAGGTGGTCCGCTCTGGATCCGCTGCCAACGTCGACGTGTTCGGCGCATCTACGGTGGCTGTCAACTCGTCCACCACGACCATCACGGACTTCATCCACGGATACAGCGGCCAGGATATCTCGGTCGTGGCAACAACGACCGGCGGGATCATCCAGGCCAACAGCAGGATCAGGACGTCTTCTGGATCGAACCTGTCACTGCAGGCGAACCGCGCCTACCGGTTCACTTTCTACAACGATCGGTGGGTGCAGCACTGATGCCGCCTAGCCGCCACATCCCCGGCCAAGAGCCGCCCAGCAGAGAGCAGGTGATCGGATGCCGCATACGACTCATCTGACGAATAGGCCCCACCCACCGGAGCCTCGCACCCCGCGTGCGGTGGCCCGGTGGTGCTGGGACACAGTCCTCTGGGCTGCCGGTGTACTGACCCTGTCTGTGAAGCACCCGCGCCAGGCGGCCCGGAACTTCTGGCACCTGGTCAACGAGCCCCGCGGGATCACCCTGCTGGTGTTCGCCGGCTACGTGGTGCTCACCTGGGGCGGACAATCGGCGCTGCGGAACCCGCCGAACACGGTGGAGAACGCCGCCGGTGAGCTCGCCATGACTCTACTGTCCACCATGTTCGTCTCAGGCGGGGTGATCGGGGCGCTGACCTGCCTGCCCGGGTGGAACTGGCTCGAGCGCGGAGGGGTGCTGCTTGCCGGTTTCGCTGCGCTGATCTACGCGGTGATCGCCATCTCTCTCGGTGTCACCACCAACGGGAACCGGGATCTGCAGGTCAGCCTGATCCTGTTTGCCGTCATCATGCTCACCGGGAGAGCCTTCTGGATCTGGGAAAGGCCATACGCCAAGCGCCGAGACAAGAGCACGGCCACTACCGCATAGGAGGCGCTAGTGAGCCCCGAACTAATCACCGCACTTGTGAGCCTCGTCGGCGGCGGCATCGGTGTCAAGATCATCGACTGGATCATCGCCTGGACCAAGGGGCGGATGGACCAGGCGCAGAAGGTCCAGAAGCGCCTCGACGCAGAGACCAGGCGCCGGCGTGAAGCTGAGTCGGCCTACCACTCGGTGCGTATCACTGCAATCAAAGCGGGGGTTCCCGTGGCCGAGATAGCGAACTTGCCCGACACGCCAGCCGGCGAGTAACCGACCACCGAACCGCAGGCCCCGCTCCACATGGACGGGGCCTTAGTCATGCCCAGGAGGCACAGATGAGCAAGCAGCTACCAGCCGAGGAAGAGCTCGAGGTCCACCACAAGGCCGGATACCTCGAAGACGTCGACCGCGAGGACGAAGCACCTGAGCCCGAGTTCGACGGCGCCGAGGGCGATCTGCCAGAGGACGCCGAGGACGTGGAGATCGAGATCCCAGAAGCCGAGGAGGGCTAACCCATGAGCTTCACCATTCTGCCTCGGTCTGCATGGACCGACACCGCACCTGGCTTCGCCCGGTTCCCCTCCCGTCGACTGGATCCCAACGTGGTCCGCACGGTCGCCCCGCACTACCCGGCGGACGGTCCCGTCACCTACGGACCCGAGCCCACCCTGGCGCAGTCAGCCGCCCGGCTGCGCGCCTATCGCAACTACCACGTGAATCACCTGGGCTGGGCTGACATCGGCTATCCGATGGCCGTCGACCAGGCTGGACGGATCTTCACCTGCGCCGGGCTCAGCTTCGCTGGCGCGCACTCCGCCTCGCCCAGCTTCGCGGATGCCAACTACCGGGTGACCGCGGTGCTATTCATCCTCGGCAACAACGAGCGGCCCAGCGCAAAGGCCATCGCCGCCTTCCGCAACCTCTGCCGATGGATGAAGGACAACCGCTACCCGAATCTCGCCACCCGGCCGGTGGACCACGGCAACCTGCGCGGCGCCTCCACCTCCTGCGCCGGCCCAGAGATCCGCCGACTGATCCCAACCGGTGGGATGGACATTCCTGCCGGTAAGGTCACGGCACCCGCGGCGACCGCTACTGGCGACCGAGCGCACACGGTCAAGGCGGGGGAGACCCTGTCGGCCATCGCGGCGCAGTACAGCGTCAGCGTGGGCACGCTCGCCACGGCGAACAACCTGGCGAACCCGAACCTCCTGCAGGTCGGCCAGAAGCTCACCATCCCAGGCGGGGAAACTGCGAAGCCATCCGCGCCGAAGCCGAGCGCCCCGGCGGACTCCTACGCGGACAAGACCAGCTGGCCCGAGCGGCCCATCCAGCAGCGCCTCAACGACCAACTGTGGGAGGACAACGCCTACGACAACACCAAGTTCGCGCTGGTCGAAGCGCTCCGGCGGGCAGGCTACGGCACCGAGTCGGTCACTCCGTGGGGTCGGCTGCAGCAGATCAGCCGGTGGCTCCGCGGCCGCCACGGGATGCGTGGACCTGAGACCCAGGTCGAGATCTGGAAGAGGTTCCAGACCTTCCTCAAGAGCGTCGACCGGTACGCCGGCGCGATCGACGGGATCCCCGGACCCCAGACCACACGAGGCATCTTCGGATGGCTCAACGACATCCGACCCGCCTACCTCTAGGAGACACCAATGCCTCAGAACACCCCGAAGAAGAAGGAGCCGGTCGCGCTCTCCGCGGCCATCGTGGCACTGGTTGCCGCTGTGGGCCCGGTGCTCATGGCGTTCGGGCTCGAGATCACCGATGAGCAGAACGCCGCCGTCATGGGGCTGGTGACCGCCGTCGTCGCGGTCGCCACTGGCCTCTACGCCCGGTCCAAGGTCACCGCACCCGAGCGCGACCCCAAGCCGCCCATCACCAGCGAGACCCAGGCCTGACGAGTCCAACTGACTCTAAGTCGCGGCCACGCCGCTGTAGCGCCGCACCACACACTGCCGCCCCACCCTCAAACAAGGGTGGGGCGGCTTTCGTGTCTGTTCGGGGGTGCGTCCGGTACCGCTGTATATTTGAGCCATGGAGACTTGGACAACTGCGTACCGGTTCGAGTGGACTCCGATCATCGCCTTCAGTGCCCGTCGTCTAGAGCTCCTACAGTGGCTTCAAGACAATGTGGAGCCAGTAGCTTTTCGAGATCAGGATGACTCTGTTGGAGTCGCTGTAGAGGACTTGTACTTGAAGGTGACCGCGACTAGAGATTCGTTGACACTTCTGAATGGCCGCGTCCCCCACTTGGACCTCGAGGCAACGACTCATGTCGTTGAAGGAATATTCGAAACCTTGAAGCCCGAGGGCATCACGCTCGCCTACAGTTCACAAGCGATATCCGGCGAGCTACCTAGCGCTGACTATGAGGCCGAGACTGCACGCTTCTCTGCTCGTGCCGCCGGTACACCGGATGTGTCGGTCGTTCCCTACGACGCCGCGATATTGGCCGACTTCTCCACCCCAGGCTTCCTGGTGCAGTCAGAGTGGGGTATCGTCAACGGATCAGAGTTGGCGATGCGCGTCGAAGATCCGCGTGTTGGCCGAGCAGGGGGCTCCAGAGCCCTCACTAGCCTCGACAACGAAGACCGACAGTCTCTGCCGGCGCTGAGTGTATTCATGGACAACTTCATTCGACCCTCAACCAAGGGCGAAATAAACGACGTGCAGAGTCTGTTTGGAACTGCGCGTAGTGCTGACGAAGCTAGCGAGTTAGTTTCGTCCACGATTATGGAAGGAATGCGGTGAGTTCTGTGACGTCAGTCTTGGCAGAGGCGCGAGTCCCCGCGACGCAGGATGACTCTCGAGAACGAGACTCATGGGTAACGATGCCAGCGAGGAACCGTGGGCGTTCCAGCGCCCTTGCGACATTGAGGGGGACGCTTTCGAACCTCTCCGACGATTACGCACGGGGGTGCGCCCCCTCAGCTGAGGTGCCCGAAGCCAGCGACCTGCGGCCAGTAGACGAGCACGATATTCATGCTGCGAACTACCTAGCGTCGACGTACGACGACTAGATAGGGTTTCGCTTCAGTGGTCGGGTTGCGGATGATCTCCGTCGGGCAAGTTCGATGGGCGTTCATCCCCTATAACGATTCGCCGCCTCATCCGGGTGAGCGCGATTCAAAAGGTAAGACACGACCGGTGGTAGTTCTCGGCTGGAACAGCTTTAGTGACGGCGACAGCTCAATCCTCGTGGTTCCCGTATACACCCACGGCAACGGTTCAAAGCATCTTCGGCCGGGAGAGGTGCGAATCGGAAACTACGAGGAGCTAGGACTCTCACCCCAAGCTCGGATTCAGCCGTTCAAGGTGATCGCACTTCACCCCACTAGTATTGATTTCTCCCAGGTGCCGGCCGGGAATATCACCCCCGAGGCCATGGAGAACGTCATTCATAGCATTGGCTCGATGTTCATGAGCGTGGGCGAATACACGAAGGTGTAGTGGCAACGCGCTTCCTGGACTCACAGGTCGTAGGGGTCCTGCCACCGAGACTCTGCCCGGCTGATCCTGGTGACCCATTCGGCGGGCACCCATGCGGATTGCTTGTCGTGGTGCTCGGTCTCCCATAGGATCAGCACCCGTGTCTTGGTCCAGCGGCGCACTTTCGCGTCGACGGTGCCCAGGTCGGGGAGCTCCACCCGGACGTAGGGCTCGCGGCCGTACGGGGTCGAGACCACCTCGTCAGGGTTGACATTGTGCTCACCGTAGATCCGGATCCTGGGGAGCGGGCGAGGCGGTTGCACGGCTCATATCGTGCCGGAGCCCTATGACACGAAACCTGGCCGCTCCGGGGGAAGGGTTAGGCCTCCCTGTCCCGTCTTTGCTGGCGTCTGTGATCGCAGAGATTGAGCAGGCCGACAGAGGCGAAGCATATGAAGCACGCAACCAGCCCGACAGTTTGGATGGTGAAGCCTTCGCCCTGATGCCGGTCTATGGCGGACGCGCCAGCCAAAGCTGCAGCCGCGAACAGTAGGGCAGTGCCGACTTTGAACCTCATTGGGCCACCGTACCCGCCCCTGACCTGGCGAAACTAGAGCGTCACTCGTCGCGCTCGGGTCCGGTCTGGAACCGGCGAACCACCCACGAATCCGGGAACAAGGCGTCCTCGACCGCATTTGCCCGGTTCGCAGTGAAACTCGAGGGGTGGCCGTACCGTGATGCCGAGGCGTAGAACGTCGGCACCTGAAGTTGCTCCACGAGGTCCGCGGCCAGCGCGTGAAGGTACTCGCGCTGCACCTCGTCAGGCTCTCCGTGCTGCCTAGTGTGGGCATCGAGCATCTTGGCGACGAACGAGTCCACAGCGGGGGATCGGTCTGGCATGGGCCCATGATGCCACGCCGCGATTCGTAGTTCCCGAAGTCGCGCTGCCGAGTGACTGGAGAAGTTCCCAAGCTGCTTCGTGCGCCTTTACTACGAACGGGCCCTCGAATACGAGGTGCAACCCGGTCGTCTCCGTCGCTGATAAGGAGTGGAGCACCAAGGTCCTAAGCGAGCGGAAAGCCAGCATGCCAGGGTATAGCGCCGGTAAGACCCTCACCTGCCGCACTGAACGCACGCTGGACTGCGCGGTAAACGACTCTTGCTGTGCGCCGCACCAAGAAAAAGCCATGCCATAACCCAGCTCACGACGAAGCCCACGATCATTACGATGGGACTCGCAGAGTACTCGGAGAGCTGGTTTTGCAACCGTGAGATCAGATCCGGCAGTGAAACGCCCATCAGTCCGACCCCAAGTAGGCGGGCGCAAGCACGGGTGTGGATGCTTTTGCGAGGCCAGTCGTCACCCTCAATCCAGTCATCTGGTTTCACTGAAGACACAACTAGCAACCAAATTCCTGCTGCTAACGCTCCGATGGAGAATCCGAACCCCAGGCCATTTTCTGTCTGCGTTATAGATAGCGCGAAGAAGACCATCAATCCAAAGACGCCAAGCTCAGCTCGGATCGCATTGACTTTGGTCAATTCTGCTGCCCCAATCATTTAGATGCCTTGGCTGAAGCACTGAGCATCGTAGATACCTAGCCATTATCTATCAACTAATCATCAATGAAGGAATATGGTTCTCTCTTGGGGCGAGCCGCTCCCAGGGTCATCGAAAACTCTTTGTGGTCATGACTGATCGAGGCACTCGCTCCGGATACAACTTGCCATAGTCCCTTCGAGTCTTCAATGGAGGTGTGAGTGCCAACCCGCCCAGCTCATCCCGCGGCATAGGACGCGAGCTGGGGTGTGGCGCCCGTCTGCATCAGGTGTGACATCTGCTCCATAGCTCGCTGCACCGCGGGCCCGTACTTGGATCGGTACCCGCGGGTGACCTGGCGGGAACTGTGTCCGACGATCTCCATAATGATCGGCTCCGGCACCTCGAGGATGTAGAGAAGGTCCACCACCGTGTGCCGAGCGCCGTGCAGCGTGACGTGATCCTTGATCCCCGCCGCTTTAAGCATGTCTGCCCATCGGTCGGTGATGTGGTCGGGGTCCCAGGGTGTTCCATCTGGGCGCCTGAAAAGCAGGCCATCGGTGGGTGAGTCCGCCACGACTCGATGGAGGAACGATCGCAGCGGCTCCACGAGCGGGTAGGAGCGCCAGCCAGCTTTGGACTTGGGCCTCACCCGGTAGAAGTGCCCGTGCATGTGCTCATACTCGTAGTCCGCCGGCGCCTTCGCGATTGCTTCAGGGTTGAATCTCTGCAACTGCCACTCGAGGTGCAGCTCATCTTCGGTGACCCGGTCTGTGGTGAGACCGAGAAGCTCGCCGCGCCGCGCACCGGTGAGCAGGTACGTCACCCACAAAGGGGCCAGTCCTTGCGTTAGATCATCGCTTGTGGGCTTGTCCATCTGTTGACCTAGCCACCGGAGCAGATTCACCGCTTGTTCGACATCGAGGGCCTGAGCGGTCTTGCGCTTCGCTCGCGGTAGAGGCAGGTTCTCCATGGGGTGGCTGTTGATCCATCCGTCGTTGACGGCGTCAGTGAGGACCGCGGAGAGGTAGCTGTGAGCGTTGCGTGCCGTCCCGGAGGATCGGGTCGCTTGAATGTCTTGGACCGCGTCGCGGATCATCCCCGGGGTCAGCTGGTCGAGCCGGCGAGCGCCCAGCCGGGGTCTCACCTGCGCGTTCAGCGTGCTCCGGTAGGCCTCCATGGTCTTGGGTGTACGCGTAGTCGGTGCGATGTCATTGATCCATTTCGTGAGCCAGGCGTCCAAGGTGATGACCCGTGTGGAGAGGTCTCCGCGTTGGGCCAGATCCTTCTGGGCTTCACGGAGCTTCTGCATCAGGATCTTCTTGTTCTTGGAGGAGACGACCTTGCGCCGGCGCTTCAGCTGTCCGTTCTCTACGGAAGGTGGTAGCTCGACGGATGCTCGCCATAGCCCTCGTGAGTCTTGCCAGACGCCACCGTCACCTTTACCCCGTGCCAT